GGTGGCACTATCACTATCGGCTCCGGTACTACGATCTTCAAGGCCGACACTAACGGTATCTATCTCGGCAACTCGACGTTTGGTAGCGCGCCGTTTAGAGTGACGCCCGCCGGCGCTATGACGTCTACGTCTGGCAGTGTCGGCGGATGGACGATTGGGGCATCATCGTTGTCTTCAGGCGGTGTTGATGAGCTCGGTAATGCGTACTTAAACACCAACGGAAGTGCTTGGTTTACGATCGGAGTGCTTTCTCCATTGTTTGGCGGATACGGCGCCCCGTCACGCACTGCTGGTGCTACAGGCACTACGACTATTTCTATTAGCGGCGGCACTAGCGGTTTTCTAAGAAACATCTCGTACGGCGCGACTAAGCCAACCGCCCCAACTACAGGCGACATTCACTTTAGCTAGTGAGAATTAGTCATGGCGCTTGAAGTTTGGAACGGTTCATCATGGGCTTCGATGACAGACCCGGAGATCTGGAACGGTTCGGCGTGGGTCAATATCAACAAGGGCGAGATTTGGAACGGCTCGTCGTGGGTGGCATTCTATTTTAGAAACGCCAACGAAACGTACTCGGATCTTGACACGGTTGATAAGACATTTACGTCTATAAAGATCGGTGTCAATCACACCGGCACTGACAGACGTCGCGCGGTTGTCTGGATCAGCGGCCAGTTTCTTACGACAGCACAGACGACAAGCGTGTTCACGACAAATATGGTGTCGTCAAATACATCGGCGCAATTGAACTTCACGGGGTTGACACGCGGTACTTCATATGACTTTGATTCGTACATAGAGTACCTTGACTCGAGTGACAACGTGCTCTTTACAGGGCCGTCGATGCTTGTTCTGCATACGGACTCTACTCTTGACTACGTTAAGACGGTGCCAACAACTCCGGTAAACACCGGTACAATCACCTCAACAAGTCTTTCGTTTTCATCATCGTCAAACGCAAACTACTCGATCAACGGAGCAACCGCGTACATTCAATTCAGACTGTACGACTACCCTGGCGGCACTCTTCAAGCCACGGAAAATAGTTCTAATCTACCGTCGAATGACACCACAACGTCTAGGACCGTGACATTTACCGGGCTGAGCTATAACACCGCATACTACTGCACGGCAAGAACCTATTACGGGTCGCCAGTGTCTGGCTATAGCAGTGGCAGTGACCCGTCGAACGTCGTGTCGACACACCCGTTGCACACACCGGCAACACCCACTAAAGTTGACGGGTTCACCAGTGACACGGTGCTTACGATGGTGTCGACAGGGAACGCGTACAATAACGGCACGGCGTATATGCAGTGGGAGCGCAGCTCAAGAACAGCAGGTTCAAGCGGTGCATGGACAGTGACCACGTTCAACGACTCAGGCAATCTGCTTACAAATGACGCGACAACACGCTTTGTTTCGTACGCGTTCTCGGCTAATCAAACTGATGAGTACCGTTTTCGTGCAAGAGTCTACTACTCGACTCTGGGAGTGTACGGCCCGTATAGTTCTTACTCTGCGACAGTAAGACCGAAGCTGTGGGTTAGAACATACATACCTTCGTTTTCTGGCTACGCGGCTGCAAGTGAAAGCTCGTACTTTTCGACGGTAATATTCGCTAACTCCAGTGAGAACGGCGCCGCAGAAGACTATCTTTCGTCTGACAATAACTCCGGCACTCAATGGGAAGCGTACCCGTACAAAACTGTGTCTGGCACTGAAAGTCGCGTGCGAAGTCTAGCGTTCTTCCAAAGAGCTGCTACATTTGGGCAAAACGCCTACTTCGTCACTGAAGCCTTTGACTTTGACCCAGCGTATCCAAACGTCAGTACAGTGGTCGCGTCGCTGTCGTACGGAATTAACACGCTTACTCTTCAAAAAGGCGGAAACGTAAGGATAGTGCTGAACAGTTCTAGCAGAATAGATCTTGTAAATGGCGACTTTGTAAGAGTTGTTGGCAGCTCGAGCTCAACGTATAACCAGACGTATCTCGTGTCATCTGCTGCGGGAGATACGGTGTTTGCGACCCCGTACAACAGCGCTATATCTAGCCCATCAAGCGCGAGCGGGGGATCCTTGCGCGTCGACACGTCGAGAGGGATAGACGTAACCGTTTTTGGCGGTACAAGTGCTAGAACATCTTCAACAGAAACAAGTGTCACTAGAACAGACGCTGACTACCCGTACGACGTTCCGACTTCTGCGGCGTTCGGCAGTGTGTCGTACACTGTCACAACATCAACAAAGGTTGCTAAAACGTCGAGTGACGACGATTTTGTGAGTATTCTTTTCAGACCAATACTTCCGGCCGGCTACCGTGACGCCACGCTTGAGGGTGTCGCCATACAGATCGGTGGAGTCGCCGCTAGCAGAATCCAGGTCTACATGAACGGCACCGGCGCCGGAGATCTTAAGTTTGACTCTGGCGGATTTGGAACTATCGCTAACGGATGGATCTATCTGTCAGGTTTTAGTCTTACACCGACGTACGCTGACTACTACTTCTATATTAAAGCCAACGTGTTCCCTGGCTACTATGCTGGCGACGGTCTATACTACTCGACGATCAAGGAAATACAGTTAAGATACAGCTACGAGACATTGACTGGGTGACGATGAAGTACGTAACATTTTTTCAGTTTAGCGAAGATCTGAACATCTACGAAACTCTTCAAGGTGACTTTCCGTCGCCCGATAAGACGTTCTTTCTTCTTGATGCTTACGACGGTCAGACGTCAATTTCTAAGGTAGAAGATACGTTTGATTTCTCAAGAATCGCGCCTGAGATGATGGATATCTTTAACATAAGAATCCACTCTATCGATGAGCTAAGAGACTACGTCAACACTAACTCCGACTATAGATCTACGGTAAGTGACTTAAATCCAGACGTGTTTCATATTTCGTCTCCGCCACCGTTCAACGATCTTACAGATCACAAGAACCCCGAGGCATGTCCATTTGAGAACTGGGTGTGGAACTCAGTTGACGGGCATTGGGAGCCGCCGATCAAGCGCCCGCGGCTGTCTAACAACTTCTCATGTGTATGGAACCAGGCTCGATTGAACTGGGACATCGAGATAGTGAATCAACCAGAAAGAAAGTTTACTGGTTTTCAACTATGGAAATCGGTACCAAAAGTGGCGTCAAAGACTTATGAGAACGCGTGCTCAGCTAACGACTATACGATCAAAAGCCTTGAGCAGGTCACTCACGGCACCGTAAAATTTGACGTAGAAATCACATCGTTCAAGGGCGCGATTGATGCGCAAGAGCAAGGGCGCGGCGCGTTCCCGACGATCAAACGCCATGACATGGCGGTTGACATGGCACCGATCGCGTTCATTACGTACAGTGAGCTAGATGAAACGTATGTAGACGTTGTCGGTACTCAGAGGATATGGCAGACACATCCGCAGTGCATGGCACACACGGCGCATGAACTGTTCAGAATGATCATTGAGTGGGCGTGGTCGCATACGGAGCTTGGGAACAGTGAGCCGATGGCAGTAACGTGCCATAGCGTTTTGCGCGCTCTTCAGATGCCGTTGAACGTTAGAAACGATCTACTAAACATCGTGCCGCCGCAGCCGGTCGCTAAGTACGTTATGGGCGACTCAACTGCACTTGTCAAAGCAGCTGTGTCACCGGAGTGCCCTGAATCGTTTAGGTACTGGCTCATGGATGTCTACAGACTGTTCTACAAAAGATTTGAAGGCGAGCAACTGCACGTAGCCTACGACGATCTACCGGACTCGTACCCGATGTAAAAACAGTCTTGCTATGAACACGTGCAGACGGTTTACATATTATGATTCAACTAGTTCGCTACGAAAGATGGTATTCGCATGATACAGGTAAAAGACGGGGATAGAATCCTTCAGTTCAACGGCAAGCTTCTTGGTAAGTCGTCGTCGTGGCGCAGAGACTCGCTGCGCTGGATCGAGTTTGAACTGTACAAAACTGAGAGCGGCTCGTATGTTTTGTCTCGAGTCGGTGTCTCAGTTGTCTACCACGCTGCAACATGCCACCTTGTCAAACGGTACGGCCTTAGCGAGGTGCCAACACAGTCGGTTACCGCGCCACGAGAGCTCGTCCCGTGCGAGATCTGCAATGCCTCGCTTTCAGCCGCGGTTATCTTTCCCGAGAAAGACCGCAACTGGGCGCAGGTAAGCGAGGACCCAAACGCGGTTCTTGAGGCGCTCTATAAGTACGATGAAAGCGGAGCAAGGTATCTTACGCACGTCGCCCAGAGACTGCTCGAGGAAGCGTCAAGAATCGACAAAGGCATCGAGACAGTTTACCGTATCGAGGTCATCCCCTGATCGGTCATCTTTTCTGCTAATAGACGTTATATATTAGACCGCCAAAGGACGGATTGACGAATGTTTATAGTTTTGGAAGGCGCAGACGCTTCTGGTAAAAGTACTCTTGCTGCCGAGATTAAGCAACAGCTACGGTTAGCAAACCCACGTACTGAGGTGCGGGAGTTTCACAAAGGCAAGCCTGAAGAACTTACGCGTCGCTGGGTGCTGCACGAGTATGCCGTTGATATCGAGAACATTGACTGGACAGACGAGATTGCCGTGTCTGACAGATGGCACTGGGGCGAGGTAACGTACGCACCCACGAAGCGACCCGAGACGTGCAAGGACGAGTACGGTCTTCTTGGCGTTGCCGGCTGGCGTTGGGTGGAGCTGTTTCTCGAGTCTCGTGGAGTGACGCAGTGCTGGGTGTATCAGCCTCTCGAGGTCATCACTGAACGGATCAATAGCCGCGGCGACGATTTTGTAGATGCGCACGAGCTTGCCGGTATTCTTGATAGATATGAGTTTGGCTACAACAAAGCGTACAACGTAGAGCTGAAGGTTACCGTACCTCAAGGCGAAAAATATGTTAAATACGCCGCCGACGTGATAATCGACGCTGCCACGAAGAAGTCTATGGCAGCGAAACCGCTTTCTAAGTTTCCGATGTACATCGGCCCTAGACACCCGAACGTTCTTCTAATCGGCGACAAGAGAAAAGACCCTACCGAGACTATTCTCCCATTCATGCCTGTCAACGGCAACTCTGGAGACTATCTGCTGTCTTCTTTGCCGGAGCTTGGCTGGCGCTCATGCGGAATCATCAACTCAGATGACTTTGACGAAAACTCGTTGCATGATCTGCTTGATGTGCTCGGTGGGCCGAGGATAGTTGTTCTTGGCAGATTAGCTGAAAAGAAAGTTCGCCAGTGCGGCCTAGAAGAAGAGCGATACGTAGTTCTTCCACACCCGCAATACGTCAGAAGATTCCATCACGATGATCGTTTTGAGTACGGCCAGGCGATCATGAGCTTCGCCTATAACAGAGATGAAAGGTACACACATTGGATACTTCCGTAAAGCTTATTCATATCGAAGATGGCGTCAACGGCTACGTTGATCTTGTCAATCACGTGCTGCGCCACGGGAAGCCTGCCGCGCCGCGAGGATTCAATACGCTTGAAATAGAAGACGCAGTTATCTACATCGATGATATCTTCGCCGCTCTGCCGATCGGCGTCGGCCGTGGCACTGTCCCCGGCATCGGTGCCGTTGAGGCTTGCCAACTTCTTGGCGGTGTAAGCACGCCAGAGACAGTCATTGCCGTCGGCCCGCAGTTTAAGAACTATGCCGAGGACAATGGGATATTCCACGGCGCGTACGGTCGCAGAACCAATGGCCAGTACGACTACGCGATCGAGAAACTGAAGAACGATCGCGACACACGGCAGGCTGTTGTCACCATCTGGAACCCAGAGTACGACAACCAAGAAGGTAAGAGAGACTACCCGTGCACTGTCCTCCATCAGTTTAGAATCAGAGACAACAAACTAAACATGAGCGTGTACATGCGATCGAACGACGTGTGGCTAGGAGCAGCGTATGACTTCTTCCAGTTTACGAGGGTTCAACTCGCGATGTGTAGCGTGCTTGGCGTTGAGCCTGGCGCATACGCTCATCATGTTGGGTCTTTGCACATTTACGAGTCAAACTACGCGGCCGCGAACAACCTTAAGAAAACCGACAAGGTTGAAGCAGTGCCGCCTATCTACGGTGATACGTGGGATGAAGTCAAAGACTCGGCAATAGCGATCCTGAACTCTGTAAAAGATCACAGTTTGTTGGACTCTCTTTCTTCGCAGGAGCGGTGGTATGCTAGTGCCATGATCACAGCGATCGAAAAGAACAAAAGAAAAGAGGCGTGATGAGTGGCGATTGGGATGACGAATACTCTTCACCGATGAAGGAAGCCGCGGTGAGTATGCACGAAATGTACCTCACCTTGCGTGAAGCCGGATTCTCCAGACGGGACGGTCTTGAGCTTATCGCCAAGATGCTAATCACAGGCATTGCAGAAGCCTCGATAGAAGACGACGAAGATGACGAAGATTGATGGACGATACAAGACCTTCTTGGGATGAGACATGGCTTGCAGTAGCCGAAACTATTGGGCTTAGATCTCGATGCTCGCGCGCGCAGTTAGGCGCCGTGATTGTTTCTAGCGAGCAAAGAATCTGCGCAACAGGTTACAACGGCCCTGCGGCTGATTGGCCTGAACAAGGTACGTGCAGTCTGTGGTGCCCTCGAGCAAGAGGTGAAGCCCCGCTAGACAATATGTATGATGCTTGCCCAGCGATTCACGCTGAGGCAAACGCGTTGCTATATGTAGACCGCTCGAGTGTCGCCGGTGGGACACTCTACGTGACGAGCGCTCCGTGCATGCAGTGCGCTAAGTTGATAACAAACTCTGGTCTTGCGCGCGTCGTATGCAGACTGCGTTCTGCCGATCTACATCGTAGACCGTACGACGTGTTTGAGTATCTAAAGAAGTGTAAGATCGAACTAACAGTAGTTAAGGACGACGACGTTGAGTGACAACGACCTTTCAAATGTGCAACTGCACCTTGTTGACAACGTGCAGAAGGCACAGGATTTTCTGCACTGGCTTGGGCAGAGAAGACCGTACAACGCTATCTCGGTAGACACTGAAACCGGTGAGCTGCCCGGAAACCCAAGAGATCACGCACTGTCGCCGTGGCACGGCCGTCTTCGTCTCGTGCAGGTTGGTGATGGTGAGCAGGGCTGGTCGATCCCGTGGGACGAGTGGTCGGGCGTTTTCTACGAGGCAATGGACAAGTTTGACGGTCCGTTGATCTGCCATAACATCGCGTTCGAGGCGCGCTGGTTTGATGTTCAGTCCCGATGGGATATTCCGTGGCATCGTGCACACGACACGATGATTATGGCACACGTTGTTGACCCGCTTGGGTCTGGCGCTCTAAAGCGTCTTGCCGCTCTTCACATCGACAGTCGCGCAGTTGCTCTACAAGAGACACTCGACACTGAACTAGTTAAGAACGGGTGGACGTGGGGGACGGTTCCCACTAACTTTACGCCATACTGGTCGTACGGCGCTCTTGACTGCGTTTTGACAACTCGTCTGTGGGAGATGTTCTATAAGCAGTGCGGGCCTGACGGTCCGTATCAGCGCGCGTACGAGCTTGAGATGGCGACACGCAAGATCGTGACGCGCATGGAAATCAACGGTGCACGAGTTGATCTTGACTACTCACAGAGAAAGTACGATGAACTTACAGCGTACACTGAATCTGTCAAGAAGTGGGCGAAGGACACGTATGGCGGAGTGTCTATTACGAGCAACGTTCAGTTGGTCCGCCTGTTTGAGTCACTTGGCGCAGAGATCACCGAGTTCACGCCTACAGGTCAGAAGTCATGCACTAAGGACCAGTTGAAGATCCTTGCTCGTGACGGAAATGCTGAAGTGTCTACTCTTGCTGACACCGTTCTTAAACAGCGCAAAGCTGACAAACTTGCTGGCACGTACTTCTCTAATTTTCTTACAGAGTCTATTGACGGCATCGTTCACCCATCGGTGAAAACTCTCGGTGCTCGTACTTCTCGTATGTCGATCACAAACCCGGCGCTACAAACGTTGCCTAAGGGCGACGATGTTGTGCGCCGCGCCTTCATCCCTAAGGACGATGATCATGTGATTATCACGAGCGACCTTGACCAGGTCGAGTTCCGTATGTTTGCGAGTCTGTCGAATGACACCAACCTCATCAATCTGTTTCATCTTGCCGATGCGACAGGGTCCGACCCGTTCACCGAGATTGGTCGTGAGGTCTACAACGATCCGGGGATGCAGAAATCAGACAAGCGTCGTGGTCTGATCAAGAGCATGATCTACGGTCGCCTGTACGGCGCTGGCGTTGCTAAGCAAGCGTTGACAGCCGGCGTTGCTGAGATTCAAATGAAGCAAACATCTGACGCGTTCGACAACAGATTCCCGGGAATGTCATACTTCCAGAGACAGATAGAAGACATCGGGATGCGAAGACTCAAGTCGGAAGGCCAAGGCTACGTCTACACGTGGACTGGTCGCAGATTGCCGTGCGACGAAGGAAGAGTCTACACGCTTGTCAACTATCTCATTCAAGGTGGAGCTGCAGAGGTTTTTAAGTCGAATCTTGTAAAGCTCGACCAAGCAGATCTGACAGAAATGTTGATCGTCCCGGTGCACGACGAGATCGTGCTGCAGGCCCCTCGAGAAGATGCTGAGGAGATCAAGCAACTTGTTAGACAGTGTATGACAACAACCGACGGTTGGGCAGTGCCGCTTACCGCTGACGTTGATGGCCCGCTTGAGACATGGGGTGACAAGTACTGATGAACCGATACCTTGAAATGGCTCTAGGGGTCGCCTCGAAGAGCAAGTGCAGACATAAGCACGGTTGTGTGGTTGTTCGTGACGGGCGGATCGTTTCGACGTCGACGAATAAGAAGATCGGTGACCCAGCGACGGCGTGGCGAACATCTCATGTTCATGCCGAATTTGCTGCTATCACCGCCGCAGGTTCTCTTGCGGTCGGGTCGAACGTCTATATTGCCAGAATAGCCGCAGATGGGTCTCCGGCTCCGTCGAAGCCGTGTAAGAAGTGCGAAAGTATACTGTTAAGGTCGAAGGTGGCAAGGGTGGTGTGGACATGAGGTTTATTTTGGCTGTTGACCCTGGAAAGAAGAGCGGCGTCGCTTTGATTTCCTATGAGAGCGGCCTAGAACCGCGCCTCTTGGCCTCCGGCGAGTTTCTTATGGAAGAATACCATACTCCGATTCTTGGGGCCATTAGCACAGCCAAACTGGCTGGCGCACAGTTAGATATCGTCTGTGAGAGGTTCACAATTAACGCTCAGACGGTAAAAAATTCTCAGGCGCCGTTTAGCCTCGAGCAGATCGGCATCTTAAAGTATCTGATGCTCAGCAACGACATTGACCCTGGTACTTTGCTGTTTCAGTCACCGTCTGACGCTAAGAAGATGTTTGACAACAGCGCACTGAAGAAACTCGACCTTTGGCATCGTGGTGGAGAAGGTCACGCGCTGGACGCGATACGCCACGGTCTTCTGCGTCTAGTGAAGATCGGTTGGGCGCCATTGCGGCTCCTTGAGTGAACATACTAAGAAAAAATTGCATGCGTGAAGACATTTCCGCTTAGTATGTGATACAGTGACAGATAACGAACGACAAGAGGTGTTGAGTGCCAGTTGATGTAGAGCTTAATGATTCGGGTGAACACATCCGTATCGAGACCGAATGGCGATACAAAGAATTATGCAAGGGGATCCCGGGTGCGACCTGGTCTGCAGCCGACAAGGCGTGGCGGGCGCCGCTCGGCTGGTCAACATGCCTTGCACTGCGATCGGTCTTCAAGACTGAGCTGCGCATCGGACCAAGACTTGCCGAGTGGGCTACAACCGAACTCAACACACGAGTGACGCCCTGCAACGAACTGCGCGAACTTGAGACAGCAGACGGCGACGAGGCGTTGTTCCCTCACCAGCGCGCTGGAGTAAAGTTTCTTGCCGCTGCCCGTCGCGCATTGCTTGCCGACGAGCCAGGCCTTGGTAAGACAGCGCAAACAATTCGCGCGTTGAAGGAACTAAAAGACAGAGGCGAAGACGTATTCCCAGCGCTCATCGTGTGCCCTAACACGCTCAAGAAGAACTGGAGACGCGAGTTTGGAATGTGGTGGCCTGGTGTAAACGTCCAGGTCATCAGCGGATCAGCGACACAGCGACGTAAACAATTTGCCGAAGAAAACGTTGATGTATACGTCATCAACTGGGAGTCGTTGCGCACGCACTCACGTCTTGCTAGTTACGGGTCCGTTGCGTTGGCGCGCTGTGTTGAATGCGGCGGCCACGATGAAAAGGTCTCGGAAAATCGCTGTGAGGTTCACGTGCGTGAACTAAACAAGATCGACTTCAAGGCCGTTGTCGCCGATGAGATTCACCGTTCAAAGGAACCGAAGAGCAAGCAGACACGCGCGCTGTGGGCGGCCACAGGAAAAGCTGACATTCGCTTTGCGCTGACAGGAACACCGATCGCTAACAACGTTCTAGACCTATGGCCGATTCTGCATTGGCTGTCGCCAAATGAATGGCCTAGCAAGACGCGCTGGATCGATCGCATGGTTGACACTATGTTGAACGCGTTTGGTGGAATGATGGTGCTAGGCGTCAAGCCGCATATGCACGATGAGTTCTACGCGGCTATCAACCCACGGATGCGCAGAATGCTTAAGGCAAAGGTGCTACCGTGGTTGCCGCCAGTGATCAAGGAACGTCGCGACGTAGAAATGTCTACAAAGCAGAAAAAGGCGTACGAGCAAATGCGTGACGTCATGATCGCGCAGTTGGAAGGTGGCGAGGCGCTAACTGCTCCAAGCCCTCTTACGCAGGCGACGCGTCTGCTACAGTTTGCCAGTTCATACGCTATGGTTGACGTAGACGAGTTTACGGGCGAGATCGCCGTCAAACTGTCAGAGCCATCGTGCAAGGTTGACGCGTTGATGGACGACATCGACGCTGGCGACTTTGGAGATGACTCGGTTGCCGTCTGCGCCGTATCACGTCAGCTCATCGAACTTCTCAGCGCCCGCCTTGAGAAAGCAAAGATCCCGCACGGACTAATCACTGGTGCACAAACAGAAGAAGAGCGCCAAAAGGCTATCGATGATTTTCAGAATGGAAGAATCAAGTGGATTCTTTTCACGGCGCAAGCCGGAGGTGTCGGCGTTACATTGACAGCGGCTCGCAGACTCATCATGCTTCAGCGTCCGTGGTCACTTGTCGATTACAAACAGGCTCTTGACCGCGTGCACAGAATCGGTAGCGAGATCCACGACTCCATCGTGATCACCGACTACGTCACTGACGGGACGATCGAGGAGCGCGTTATTCAGGTTCTAGATACCAAGGCCGACAACTTCGAGCAAATCGTACGAGACAAAGACCAACTTCTCAAGATGTTGAGAGACGACAAGACAGGATCACTGTGACAATCAACGAAACTCCGGTTGAGCTCCGCCGCGAGCCACTGAGAATCTCCAACTCAGAGATTCAGACATTCAAAGACTGCAGAAGAAAGTGGTGGCTAAACTACTACCGCAGACTTCAGCCGCAGACGCAAAACTTCACCGGCGCTCTTGCGCTCGGTTCGCGAGTTCACTCTGCGCTTGACATGTACTACTCGACTGGTACTCCATTGCTCGAGGCGTACGCTCACTTCGTACAGCTCGACAAGAAGGCGCTCATGGAAAGCTTCCGTGACACCATGGAACTCGAGACAGAAGCCGAACTCGGCAGAATCATGCTCGAGGGTTACCTTGACTGGGTCAACGAAAACGGTATCGACGCTGATCTTGAGATGATCTCGACAGAAGAAATCATCACCATGCCTATGTTTGAAGGCAGGGTAGAACTTCAAGGTAAACTTGACATGCGTGTTCGCCGTAAGGCAGATGGTGTTCGCATGTTCCGCGACTTCAAGACTGTTGGCGGATCATTCACCGAGTTCGCTGCACTAGCGCACATGAACGAGCAGATCTTGACATACATGCTTCTTGAGGCGGCGCAGAACAAGGAAGGCGAGCGCAGTGAAGGTGGCATCTTTACGATGCTGAAAAAGGTCAAGCGCACCGCCAACGCAAAGCCGCCGTTCTACGATCAGATCGAGGTTCGACACAACACCTTTGCGTTGAGAGCGTTTTGGAACAGAATTCATGGTACCGTAGGCGACATGCTCGCGGTGCGAGACGCATTGGACGAAGGACAAGATCATCACTTTGTTGCATACCCTCGGCCAAGCCGTGATTGCAAATGGAAGTGCCAGTTCTTTGCAGTGTGCCCGTTGTTTGACGACGGTAGCGCTGCAGAGCACGCGATCGCTGAGCTGTATACGCAAGGCGATCCGTATAAGTATTACGAATCAACAGAGATGAAAGGAAGTGAATGACCATGAGTGGAGTACAGCGATCGCTTACCCTCATGGTGTATGGTGAATCAAAGGTCGGAAAGTCGACGTTTGCAGTCACCGCACCATACCCGCGTCTAATGCTTGACGTTGAAGGTGGGCACAGGTTCCTACCTATCAACGTCAAGTACTGGGACCCGTTGCGCGAGGAGCCGCCTGCGGCTGACGGAACGTGGGACACCTGCGTTGTCAACGTCACCGAGTACGATACGGTTCTCAAGGCGTACCAGTGGCTTCAGATCGGACGCCATCAGTTCAAATCATTGATCATCGACTCGGTTTCTGAGTTGCAGGTCAAGTGCATGGACAACATCGCGGGAACAAATCAGATGCAGATGCAACAGTGGGGCGAACTTCTTCGCCACATGGGCGCGTTGCTTCGCGATCTTCGCGACCTGACAATGCACGCCACCAATCCGCTGGAAGCCGTCGTGCTGACAGCTATGGCGCGTCAAGGTCAGGACGGGCGTTACCGTCCGTACCTTCAGGGTCAACTTGCAATTCAGGCTCCGTATTTCTACGACATCCTCGGCGCTATCAACGTCGAAGAGTTCAACAATCCGGACCCGACACAAGGACCCTACAAAGCTCGCCGTATGTACGTCGAGCGCACCAACCAGTACGAGGCCGGCGAGCGCGTTCAAGGCCGCCTCGGTAAGATCGTCGAGCAAGGCGACCTCAGCGTCGAACGAATGCTCGATATCGTTTTCGGACCTCGTCCGGATCAGCAAGCAAAGTAACCAACACAGAAAGACATAGGTAAACACAATGAGCACACTTAATTGGGGTGACCTCGTCAAGGAGGCAGGTGACGTCGGTGGGTACGACCCGCTGCCCGACGGCGACTACGACCTCGTGATCGTCGAGGCACAGGCTAAGGCCACTCAGACCGGCAAGACGATGTTCGCCGTCAAGGCGCAGGTCACGACAGGGGCGCACGCAAAGCGTCTCGTGTGGGACAACCTGGTGGTCTCGACCGACAACCCGAACGCGCTCGGAATCTTCTTCCGTAAGATGAACGCGCTCGGTCTCGGCAAGGACTACTTCGCGACCAATCCGACCAACGCACAGATCGAGCAGACCCTCAAGGGTCGTAGCTTCCGCGCGCAGGTTGGTAGCCGCACCTGGCAGGGACAGAAGAAGAACGAGATCAAGACGTACTACTCGATCCCGACAGCGTCCGCTCCTGTTCCGCCGATGGCTGCAGCTCCGGCACCGGCCCCCGCGCCCGCTCCGGCACCTGCCCCGGCGCCTGCACCAGTTGCAGCGCCCGCTCCGGCTCCTGCTCCGGAAGCCGCCCCGGCTCCCGTCGCCGCCGAGGTTCAGACACAGACACCGCCGGCCGCTCCGTTCTGACGAGCCGCTGTTCTCTAGTGGTCGCCCGCGATACGAAGGTGTCGTGGGCGGCCACTTGAGCATCACACAAAGGATGAATCAATGAAGATTTTAATGACAGGGTTCACTGCTCTTCAGATCAACACAGAGCATAGAACAATCAAAAAGATCGACGTGCCAGCGTCGATCGTCGAAGCTCTCGAAAGCGTTGGCCATCAGGTTGATTGGCGACGCGTCACGCCAGGTGAAGATCTATCGTCATATGACGTGATCTGGGTAAACCTCGGCCCACTAAACTCTCTTAACGGCCGACAGGGCGCTATGGGCGCGCTGTACGCTCTTAGCTCTGGTATCCCGGCTGTTGGTTTCTTTGACGACTGGCAGTTTTCAGCCGTGTTCAACGCGTGCCGCTCGCTAGTCCGTCACCCAGAGATTCTGTACAAGTATCTCTTGTCTGGTTCGGCGCTGCGAGGTTCTGAAGACGCCACTTACTTCTCAAAGGCAGAAGCCGACGCTGCACTAGAAAGAATCGTTGCTGCTAATCCCGACGCCGCAAAGAAGTGTGCTGTCGGTAGATACTTCTTCAACGACAATGACGATAACATCAAGGCGCACGAAGGCCAATTGGTACAAACCGCCCAGGCTCTTCTCGGTGAGCGCTGGTCACACGGGCTTGTACCAGTGTGCCCGATGTATTCATTCGGCGACAGGTCACTAGTGCGAAAGAGAATGCCTGCTGAAATGGCAGGGATCGAAGCGCTAGACCCGAGCTCAACGATCTTCAATATTCTGTCGTCAGCTATTCCGATGCCGCCGTCTGAAAAGAAGAAGGCGTGGGTTCTTGGGGCCCTCGTCCCGCACGACACGTGGCTCGAAAAGAAAAACCCTGAATGGCCTGTAGAGATCGTCGGTAGCCGCAAACTCATCAGAAAGTTTGGCGGACAGCGTTTTGACACAGAGGAAGACGTGCTTTCGTTCTACAACGAACATTGGGGCATTCTTTCTCCGCCGTACCCGCACGCTGGCTGCGGTTGGTGGAGAAGCCGGTTCATGTACGCCGCTCGTGTAAAGTCAATTCTTGTCACCGACAAGGGTGAAGGCAAGCCGCTTGGCGCACCGTACTCGTTGACGATCAAGCAGGTTGAGTCGATGTCCGACGACGATCTTGCCGGCGCTGCTAACGCGCAATCCGATGCCTTGCGTGCTCACATGCCCACGTATGATTCGTTTGTTGAACACTGCAATAGGATCGTGCACCGTGCGTTGAATGAAGACAAGGGACTGAGGATAAACCCAGACGGTAGCAGGTGATGAAGTCAATCGCTATCTCAGGTATGACCGCGTCGCAGTCGTCGTACCGATCATTCCATAGCAAGGCAAGCTTCATAGGCGTTGTCGCGTCCGAACTAAAGGACAGCGGTGTCGCTGTTCACTTCATAGAACCGAGCGTTCTACTGAAGAAAAGTGACCTAGATCAGTACGACCACGTTCTACTTGGCGTCGCTCCGATGCTAAGTCTTACTGCAAACAAGGCGTACGGCGTTCTTCACATGATCAACCTGTTGAAGGACGACGGCAGTCTTGCACTATTTGTTGACGCGCCGGAACCGGCGAAGATCGCGGCAAGCCTTCGTGCTATAGATAGAAAGCCCGAAGACATCGTCAAGCCTTTCTACGCGGCTAGAAAACAATATGCCGACGTTGCAGGCAACCGTAAGATCATGGCATCGGTGATCGCAGGCGCACAGGCGCTGGCGACAGGTTGGGTCTACACAACGCTGTACCCGTCGACGCCGTTCACCTCTAATGAAAACGTTGAAAGCCAATTATTCGGCGCGACGCGTGACGTAGTCCAAGGTGTTCAGATCGACTCATTTCTTCTTAACACCGAGTTGAACACGGTGCCTAAGGCGCGTGGTGGGTATTGGACCGTCGACAACTCAAAGGCAAAATGGTTTAGGTCACTTAAAAATACCCTTGGCCACGAGGTCGTTGAGATGAAAAGCAACAGACTGTCGACAGACTCAGACGTAGAAAAACTAATAGTACGCTCATCAGGCGCGATCGTCAGTCCGCAAGACGACGGGACGCTGTGGTGGAGCTACAGAATGTCGCAAGCTCTAAACAACGACACGCCGGTGGTAAGTGACTGGAAAATTACGTCCATTCTTGGAGATTCGTGGTCGTTACTGCCGGCAAACGTAGAGGAAATGGATTACGTTGACATCTACGAACTTTCCGTAGACCAACGCAAAAGATACATCGCCGCTCTTGCCAGCAGGCAAGACGCACTACAGACACTGAAGAATGGATTAGGTCATGGCAGACAACGTGCTATTTGGTAAATGGCTGGAAAAGACACGTCAACTACAGACGGATGTGTACAACGTCGACTACGCGTCGTTCCATAGCGACGAGCATGACGACCTAAGAACCCTCATCGAGTACATCCGATGGAATATGCTTGCCATCGACGACGAGCTTGCCGAGGTGCGTAAGGCTATCTCATGGAAGCCGTGGCAGCACGACGACCCGTATGCCGACCGTCACGAGATCCTCAAGGAATGCGTTGATGTTCTGCACTTTGTAGCGAACATCCTGTGCGCCGCAGGGGCCACGGACGATGAGCTTGATCGCGAGTATCTTGCTAAGATGCAGAAGAATGCTGATAGACAAAAGAACGGCTATCGAGTTCTTGACAGTGGTGTCAAGTGCACCGCGTGCTTCAGAGCTCTTGACGACTACGACGTGGACGCGTGTCTCGAGTCGTCTTGCCCTCAACGGAGCACTGGCGGTGGTTCATGAATGATCTATGGGAAGATGCGTCGGCTCTCGACGTGAACGTTGACGACGTCTTAAGAGTGAAAAAAGACGCATACAAAACCGATGCTGGCAGACTTCATAACGGCCGACTTGTTAAGGTTGTAGATATCAAGGACGGCGATATCTACGTGACCACGATAGACTATAAGACGCCGCACATACACTCTGCTAGACACCCAGCGTACAAACTAGAGAAGAAGATAGCGGCGATATAGCATGAGCACCGTAGATCTTTCAGCAGTTCTTGAAAGATTTGAACCGGACTGGTCAAGAAGAATTGACTGTGAGCCGGGGTGGCACGCTATTATCGCCGCGATCGACGTAGAGCTGTCGAAGATCGACCCAGATTACACGATACAGCAGATCAAGGAAAAGTTTGGCGGCCTTAGATACTACTTCAACACTAAGACGGAGCACTGGCGCGTGATGAACGATGTAGTAGCTCGATACGAGCAGGTGGCCTGGTCTACGTGCGAAATATCTGGTGAACCTGGAGTGTTGATGGTGAAGCGAGGCTGGTATAGAACGCTGAGTCCAGCTATTGCGCCACCGGGATTTGAAGTTGTAGACAGGGAGAAACTTCTAAATGGCGAAGCTAGTTCGTAACGCTCTTAAGTGTTTAACGTGCGGCAAGGTAATTGAGTCTGTGCATAGGCACGATTTTGTTAGATGTGTCTGCCCTGACGACTCAGATACCGGCATTTTTGTAGACGGTGGTCTTTTGTATCAACGCGTCGGTTACGGGATAAAGGCAGAGTTCGAAGATCTCAGCGAGTACGAGGAGTAGACATGAGACTTAACATTGAGATGAAGTGCACCGGTAGAACCTTTGAAGAGATTCATGAGTCACTTACAAGTAAGTGGTCGGAGTTCATTCAAGACCCGTCGGCTGTCATTCCGTTTGACTCAGAGATACACATTTCTCAGCCTGGTGATGACCCGGACTCGGAGTTCTATCTTGCTACGTTGATCGCGAGAGCTAAGGCATGAAAAACGAAAAAAGTCCTCGGCAGGAGATGCTTGAAACAGCGGCGAAGATCATTTCTGGGCAACGAGACACTCAATACGGCGGACCTGAAGATAACTTTGGAAGAATAGCCAAGATCTGGGGCGTACTCTTTGGTAGAGAATTCACTAACGAGGACGTTGCCATGGCGATGGTTGCTGTAAAGATCGCTCGCTATGCTTCCAACTCAGGGTTTCAACCAGACACATGGACCGACATTGCAGGGTACGCCGCATGCGGCTACGAAGTCGGTCTAAAAGGTCAGGTCAGTAAGTAATACGTGTTAGTGTTTATCATCGCATTGGACAACAACGAGGAACAACAATGAGCAATCCCACCTTCATTGACTGCAACGGTCTTGCTGGCTTTATGAGCCTCGGGTTCGTGAGATCCGGACTCGATATGACGGTCCGAACGGGCACTCTTAACTTTGGTAACCCGGTTGCCGAGGTGAATAGAAAACACCTTGGCGAACAATGGACGTCGTTCTTCTCTGAAGACCCAAACGATTGGCCTGACACGAGCGCTGACGTTGTTCTTGGTTGCCCGCCATGCTCTGGTTGGTCGCTGTGGTCTGGCCCAGCGAACCGTGGCCCCGACGCTAAGGCCCACGAGCACACGCGTGCGTTCATGAAGTACGCTGCCCGGATCAAACCAAAGATGGTCGTGTTTGAGTGCGTGCAGCAGGCGTATACGCAAGGCCGAGCCGTGATGAATCAATACCGCGACATGCTCGAAGAGCTCTCCGGTAAGAAATACGACCTGTATCACGTTAAGCACAACAATCTAATGGTCGGTGGATTCTCGTACCGCATGCGCTACTTCTGGGTGGCTGTCGAAAGCGGTATGCCTTTCGGCGCGCACGCTGAAATGCCGAAGGAAATGCCAAAGATGATCGACGTCATCGGAGATCTCGAGAACCTTGAAATCACGTGGAACAGACAGAAGTACAACGCTGAACCGTCGAAGTTTGTTGCTGATCTAAGAAATGAAGACGGCTACGTCGACGGCCACATGAATAGAACAAACCTCGAGTCGCAGAGAATCCAAGAGATCTTCGACATTCTCGGTAACGAAGGTTGGAAGCCTATGGCCGCGCTGAACGTTGCTCTTAAAGAGGCTGTCGAGAAGAACAACAACACGTTCCCGCAGTCATGGGCCACCAAGGAAGAGAAGATTCGTCTAAACGACTTCTACATGGGTTTCTCGCTTCCGGCTCGTTGGGACGCGAACTCGTTCTGTCACGTTATGACAGGCAGTGCTCTTGATCACATCGTGCACCCGACACAGCCGCGCCGTATCACGCACAGAGAAGCCGCTAGAATTCAAGGTCTGCCCGACAATTGGGAATTTGTCAGTGTCAACAACTACTCGGCTCTTGGGGCCACGTGGGGCAAGGCAGTGGCCGTCCAGGCGGCGACATGGATCGGTCAAGCAACGGCGGCGGCTTTAGAAGGTCAACCAAACGGCCCGCAGGGTGAGTTGATCGGCGAACGCGAATGGCTTTTGGACACTGACAAGGGCTTTAGCCGCAACTTCGTGAAGAAGAACTTCTACCAAGAATAACATAAAAAGCGTGTGTCACAAGATTTTCCGCCGTCCTGATATAATCATTGTTCTAAACAGTGACGGAGTGACTCATGCAATCTTTTCTTGTATCTACAAATTCGTTTGAAGAAACGGCCGCGGTGCTTGACAACAAGCGCCTGCACAAGCAGACCCTTGAGGCGTGGCAATGTCTTCTCAATATGTGCGGGCTTGACCCCGACGGCAACGACCGTGCGCCAAAAGGCTGGTCAAGTCACCCTGTAGTCAAGATGTGGCGAGGGCATGAGACGCTACTTGTCTCCTACATCACGGCTACGTACTTTGAGTGGCGGTCTCGTGGGTACAAGTCTACGCTCCTCGAGAAGACACTACGTACCTACGACACCGCTGTGTCACTTGGTAGAATATCTAGTGACATTACGTTGCCGTTGTGGATGCATGACCGTACGTACTTTGAGAACCTGTGCTCAACTCACCGTGTCGCGCTACTGAACAAGAACTACGAATGGTATTCGCAGTTCAAGTGGCCAGAAGACACTGGAACATGCCCTCCGGGGTACGAGTACCTGTGGCCGCACCAAGACGGCTACGTAGTAGTGGCTTGAACCCTGTAGAAGGCCTCTAATTCAGCGTCTCGTCCGCTAACATAGATAATCCTGCCAAGATTACCGCGCTTACGTCGCGTGACAAGATACAATCTTTCTACTATGAAAGATTCTAGAATTGGTGAATCTCTCTGGGTCGAATGGTCTGGGGAAGACTATGACTCTTTTGACAGAGATCTAACAACGTTTTACACCGTTGGGCACGTTGATCTCGAGAACGACGTAGTAAAAAGAGCTCTTGCATCTGCGCTTCAGAGAGACGGGATTGCCGTTTCTCTTGGTGAAGGATACAAACTTTTAGACGGCGCTATCGCTATGCTCGGCTACGCCGGCTGTGTAGACGGTGACACCGACATGACAATCTGCGCCCAGGACGGCGAGACACGCGACGGAGATGACGTTGACGAAGTTCTCGAGGTGACCTGGGTGGAGATTCAATGCCAAAAGGTGTAGGCGACTTCGAGTGGATGGACGAAGCTGAATGCGGTAAACGTAGCAACAAGCACATGTCGTCGTACTTTTTCTCTGCGGTACCAAGAGAAAAATATGATGCTAGAAATCTGTGCTTCCAATGTGACGTTCGTAAGGAATGCCTAAAGTACGCTCTCGAGAACAAAGAGATCTGGGGAGTCTGGGGTGGAAAAGACGAGGCAGAAATTAGACGCACCCTGTCGCTGTCTCACGAAGGCAAAGAGATCAGACGCACTCGGTTTCCCAACTGCCCGTACTGCGGTGCTCGACCAGTCAAGTTGTCGGTGATTGTTGCGCCATCGCCTGAAGGCGGCCGATGGACGACAATGAAACTTGTGCAGTGCTCGGAGTGCGAGTTTACGTGGAGAAGTCGCACTAGTGCTAACGCAGTTACCGCGTATCATGCTTCTCGTAAGAAATCTGAAAACGAGAAGAAAAAGAAGAAAGACTAGTTTTCTTCTTTGTTTTGAAGCGCCTTGTTTAGCGCGTCAACTGTAGCTTCAAGAATAGCGATCTTCTGTGCCTGCTGTGCTATCTGGTTTGTGAGGCTTAGAACGATCTTGTCGATATCAAGTTCTAGGTTGTCTGACATTACTCAGTCTCCGTCTGTTTGTTTAGTTCTTCAAATCTGCTGTCTATCATATCACTGTATTGTGACGAAATAGCGGCTACTAGGTCTTGGATTAGCGCGTTTCTTTGCCGTTGCGCCGTTGACGGCCCGACGTGCTGCTTATACAGAAGCCTATTGATGTGAGCAAATTTTGTCTCAAGGAACGTTCTTACAACAAGTTCGTAGTCGTCGGCAACAACGTACGCAGGGTTGTGTCCGTTAAGTTTTCTATAGACGTCGGCTCGCCACGCGCGTACGTGGTTTGGTGCTGACACGATGTGCTTCATCGTGACCGCGTTAACTTCTGGCGCTGACATTACCCACACTCCGTACTCGTCAGACCAATAGTCTGACCCATAGCCAAAACCCCAACCTTCTGGGTAGCGACCGGACTGGCCATCGGCAAGAATTTCACACCAGTCCGAGTAGACAAATCCAACCTCTGGATCCTCAAACGCGCTAGCGATCTCGGCAAGACAGTCCGGCGTCAGTTCGTCATCATGATCTAGTTCAACAAGAATGTCGCCCTTAGCAACCATAAATGCGTTGCGCTTGATTTCTCCAATCGAGCCGGAGTGAACGTGCGATCTGTACATTGCGATCTTGTAGCGCTCGTCGGAACAGAAACCGTACAACTGGCGCCACGTCTCGGTATTGGTGGAATCGTCCCATACAACCCATTCCCAATCTGTGAGCGTCTGAGCCTTGAGTGATGCCCACGTTCTGGCGAGGATTGACTTGTCGGTGTTATAGGTCGGGGTAATGATTGAGATCATCAAGACTCCGTAGGAGCGGTGGACTCTGGTTGCCATAGTTCGGCGGGATTAGGGCTCGGCGCAATCCAAGTTTCCCCGTCAAGCGTCCAGCCAAATGATGCTTGCGGGTGTTCGTCGCAGGAAAGCAACGTGTGGCCTTCTGGGAAATCTGATTTACGAGCGATTCAACAATCTTGTTGACATCTAGTTGTACATTGGACATTATTCTTCTCCTGTTGTTGGGGGTAATTATTCATTTTCTTCTTCTGTTATAGATGCGTCATCCCAGATTCCTCTGGAAAACTCTACCCAGTCATCGTACTCCTGTTGCGTTAAGACAGTAATTGAACCATCAGGGTTTTGCTTTGAGATGCTTCCAAACGGATTTTGTTCTAAAAACTGTTCTTTTGTTATTGGTGTGTAATCGTTCATGATGCGTCTTCTCCTCCTATACGAACAAAAAATCTTCTGAATTGATTAAGAGCATTAAAACTAGTAAAAGTACCCGCAAGAAGTATTTTGCGGTCAGATTGAATAGTGACTGAACGAACAGTATTATTAGCACCATTGCCAGCATTAGTAGTAAATGCAGTATCTCTAGTACCATCACTATTTAAACGAACAATACGGGTTACAGTCGTACCGTTCCAAGCACCAAAATTACCGCCAACAAGAATTTTACCGTCAGACTGAATTGCTATTGATACAACACCACCACTAGCACCAGTACCAGTGTTTGTTGTAAATGCAGTATCTCTAGTACCGTCAGCATTTAAACGAACAATACGACCTACGGCCGTGCCGTTCCAAACAGTAAAATTACCGCCAACAAGAATTTTACCGTCAGACTGGATTGCGATTGTTACAATAGTAGTATTAGCCCCTGTACCAGTATTAGTCGTAAAACTAGTATCTCTAGTCCCATTACTATTTAAACGAACAATAAAACCTACAGTCGCACCGTTCCAAATAGTAAAACTACCACCAACAATTATTTTTCCGTCAGACTGGATTGCGATTGTTTCAATAGTAGTATTAGCACCAGTACCAGTATTAGTAGTAAATGCAGTATCTCTAGTACCATCACTATTTAAACGAACAATACGGTTTACAGTCGTACCGTTCCAAGTAGTGAAACTACCACCAACAAGGATTTTACCGTCAGATTGAATTGCTACAGAAAGAATAGAACTATTAGCACCAGTACCAGTATTGGTTGTAAACGCAGTATCCATAGCGCCATCAGAATTTAAACGAACAAAACGACCTACAGTTATGCCATTCCAAGCAGTAAAAGCACCACCAACAAGGATTTTACCGTCAGATTGAATTGCTACAGAAAGAATAGAACTATTAGCACCAGTACCAGTATTGGTTGTAAACGCAGTATCCATAGCGCCATCAGAATTTAAACGAACAAAACGACCTACAGTTATGCCATTCCAAGCAGTAAAAAAACCACCTACAAGTATTTTACCGTCAGATTGAATTGCTACACAAGTGGTCGTACTAGTAGCAAAAGCAGATAATGTTTCATAACTAGTGCCATCACTATTTAAACGAACAATACGACCTACTGCTGTACCATTCCAAGAACCAAAAAAACCACCAACAAGACTTTTGCCATCAGACTGAATTGCGATTGTTTCAATAGAACTATTAGCACCAGTACCAGTGTTTGTTGTAAATGCAGTATCTCTAGTACCGTCAGAGTTCAAGCGAACAATATAATTTACTGCTGTACCGTTCCAAGAAGTGAAATAACCACCTACAAGGATTTTGCCATCAGACTGAATTGCGATTGTTTCAATAGAACTATCAGCACCAGTACCAGTATTAGTAGTAAACGCAGTATCTCTAGTACCATCAGAATTTAATCTAACAATACGACCTACAGTCGTACCGTTCCAAGCACTAAAATTACCACCTACAAGGATTTTGCCGTCAGATTGAATTGCGATTGTATAAATAACATTATTAGCACCAGTACCAGTGTTAGTAGTAAATGCAGTGTCTCTAGTGCCGTCAGAATTCAAACGAGCAGTACGGTTTACAGTCGTACCGTTCCAAGAAGTGAAATAACCACCAAGAAGTATTTTACCGTCAGATTGAATTGCTACAGAAAAAATATAATCATCAGCACCAGTACCAGTGTTAGTAGTAAATGCAGTGTCTCTAGTACCGTCAGAGTTTAATCTAACAATACGACCTACGGTCGTACCGTTCCAAGCACCAAAAAAACCACCTACAAGGATTTTGCCGTCAGATTGAATTGCTACAGAAAAAATATAATCATCAGCACCAGTACCAGTGTTAGTAGTAAATGCAGTGTCTCTAGTACCGTCAGAGTTTAATCTAACAATATAATTTACTGCTGTGCCGTTCCAAGAACTAAATTCACCACCTACAAGGATTTTACCGTCAGACTGAATTGCTACAGAAAGAATATAACTATTAGCACCAGTACCAGTGTTTGTTGTAAATGCAGTATCTCTAGTGCCGTCAGCATTTAAACGAACAATATTACCTACGGTCGTACCGTTCCAAGAAGTGAAATAACCACCAACAAGGATTTTACCGTCAGACTGAAATGCTATTGCGTAAACAGAACCAGTACCAGCACCAGTACCAAACACTCCTGTCTGGTCCCTATCATCCCAAGACTTATCAACCAAACCACCCTTAACAAAAGAGGTATACCACCTTCCGCCAACCTTGTTGTAAACATAGTCAGCCAACTTCCATGTACCAGCAACTTTCGTATAAGGCTTTGAATTTCGCCAAGTACCAGCGACTTTAGTAAGATGAGACATCAGGAATAAACCATCCAGACATCCCCATCGTTACCCCCGGTTGGTGATGATGTTGAAATAGTAATAGTGTTATTAGAACTGTCACCAGTAATGAAAACGCCTGCAACTTTAGATGGGGCGATAGCCGCCGAAGCGTTAATATCCCCGTCAACAATAGTGCCATCAACAATCATTGCGCTAGTCACGGTATTAGAAGGAATTGTTGTGGCATAAGAAAGGCTGGTCCACGCTGTAGAACCAGTGCCGATTTTGAACTTGCCAGTATCTGTTTCAAACCCCATCTCACCAGCGGCAAGAGTTGGGTTAACTGAGGTCCAGTTAGCGGCGGTATCACGCCGTATTTGTATGAGTGCGTTACGAGCCATTATTCAGCCTGCCATTCTTCGGGGGTGTTGCCTTCTTCTAGCCATGCTAGATAGGCACGGTAGTCGCGGCATGATTCGTCCATTGAGATAAACGCAACATCTTCTAGACGCACTATGTATTGTTCGCCGCGTGTTGTTGTAAATGTCCCGTACATCAAAACTCTCCATCAATGACAAAGTTCCACAAGTCTGTTCCAAAACTATTGCCGCCTGAAGTACGAGAAAAGGAACAATTAGTAACAGCCTTGTAATACACACTCAACGCACCAGCACCAGAATTACCCGATGCCGTGTAGGTATTTGTTCTCATTCTTACTGGAAACTGTATGTTGCAATACCTATTGGTACTTCCCGTGCCATTTTGGTCGGGCCACATAGGGATTGCGGTATCTGTTTCACGAAAGTAGTACCGCTGGCACAACGCCAACTCTGCGCCGATCGGCCTCTGCTCGAACGGTGTTGCCACCGACCCACGCTCAACCTGAACACCCCAGAAGTCGAAGGTGTTGTTCTGGATGCCAATGCTATTTAGTCGCGCATTGAAGGTGCTTCCTGCCGAAACCCACAGGTTACAGTTTAGGCTACTGGTGTTTGCTGTCGTGCCAAACGTTTTGCCATTGATGTTAGGGACGGTCATAGTAACCGAATAGCGAACCCATGATGTAGAAAGCGTTACTTGACCACCAAGAGTGTTGACATCTGCCGATGGGCTACCACCAGTTCCAAATACCTGTGCTAGTTCAACAGCAACTTTGGGTGTACCGCTAGCCGCTTTTGCCCAAAACGAAATCGTAACCGTGCTGTTGGCGAATGTTCTAGCATCCTCAATGGGCTGTTGAAGGACGGCGTAATCTCCAGATGCCGACTGACTTGCCGTCACAAGTCGGACAAAATTGGGAGACTCATAACCTGTGGCGGCAGGTGAACCAACCGTAAAGGACTGGCTTGACATGGTGACTGTGCCACCGACATTGAATACTTTCCAGCGGTCATAACCATAAGTGGTGCTTGCCGTGGACGACGACCATGCTCGCTGGTTGATGCGGAAGTCGCCGTTGATGATCGCATTACGGAACCCCGTATACGGAGTCAAATAGTCCGTACCCTGAATGAACTGGGTGGCCTCGACCGTCCCGTTGACATCCAACGTGTACGCCGGGGACTGGTTGTTGATACCAACCCGCGTGTTCGTCGAGTCCACTTTCAGTACGGTTGGGGACAGGGACGCACCGTAGGCTTTCCAGACGGTTCCGTCCCAAATCCACGACTTGTCGCCCGACGTAAAGATTTGGCCGGTGGTGGGGGAGTTGGGGAAGTCAATCGCCATCAGTTACCTCGGTTGATTCAAGAGTCCAACCTGACGCGAGCAACGCTTCGTATTCCTCGTCTGTCATAGGGCGCACTAGATCATCGATTTGGATGTTGGGTCGTTCGGGTTCCATTATGAGTTCCTATATCCATAGACGCGAATCGTGCCGCCGGTAATTGTTCCCGAGCCCGGTTTGACGGTGAACGACGTGTATGAGGTGGACGAATTGTGGAATCCACCACCTATCCAAGCCGTTCCATTTGTATCGGCGTACACATTCGTCCAAGAAGCATTTGTTGGTCTCGCCTCAAATGGTCTGATTACGTCAACGATTGCGTATGCTCCGTTCGCTCCATCAACTGATCCAAGCCGCCATGATGAAGTGTTAGTAGCCTTGATCTCGCCGTAAGCGACAGTGAAGTTCATCTGCCAATTAGCGTAGTAGTACGAAGCAACTGATGATCCGAGCGTCAATAGGAGTGATTCATCAGTGCTTGCGCTGTCCGTCGTTATGACAATCCGATAGTTGTCGTATGTACTTGAGAAGGCTCCAGTCACTTCCACCGATGCGACGGCTGTGCCGATTGCCTGTGTCTTCACCAACACCAAACCTGGCGCAAGACTGGCCGACATCGCCGTCACCAAATTGCCGTAAGTAATCTTGTTCGCCGCCGTCGCACTCGACGGATTATCAACCACCGGAAACACGTCGTCGGTCGTCAAGCTCGTCACCGCCGACAACGCGGTCACCTGCCCCGGTTGCAACGCACCAGCAACATCCGTAGCGTTACCAATTTCTACCCATGCGCTATCAATGTAGGTAAAGAATCGCCCAGTGTCGGTCTCATACCAAAGGTCACCAGCGTTAGGTGAAGCAGGAGGCGTATCAGAGGTACGGAGAACTGGCCCTGTTCCATAAGCGGCCCAGTAGGTACCATTCCACTGCCATGTCTTACCACCAGCGGTGTAGAGGTCACCTGCAGTAGGGCTATTAGGGAAGTCAATTGCCATTATGCTGTCCCTCCATCTAGTGTGCTATATGCGGGGGCCGCCGCATCAATCCAGTATGAATCATAATACACGAGAAGGTTGCCGGTATCGGACTTAAACCATAGGCTTCCTGCGGCTGGTGCTGTTGGGGCAGTGTCGGATACTGTGATAAGAGCGACTGTTCCTGAAGCATTAGGTAAAGTGATGGTTCTATCGGCACTAAGTGTTGCCGGTGTTAGAACTACTTCATGACTACTCGTGCCACCAGAGCGTCCCATAAGGGCAACACCATCTTGAGTTGCTGCAGCACGAACCGTAGCAGTGCCGAGAAGATCAAGTGCAGTTCCGCTGAATGTTAAGTTTGCACTACCTGCTGCAGCGTTAGAACCGTCTTTATATACAACCTGGTTTGCAGAACCTGCAACAGGACCAGTAGCACCTTGAGCACCCTGAGCGCCAGTTGCCCCTTGAGGTCCCTGCGGACCTGTATCTCCCTGCGCGCCAGTTGCGCCTTGGGGTCCGGTGGCACCCTGAGAGCCAGTTGCGCCTTGTGGACCAGCGTCACCCGTAGCACCGGTAGCGCCCTGTGGTCCTGTTGCTCCCTGCGCCCCCTGCGGACCCTGTGAACCAGTTGCACCCTGCGGTCCCACATCGCCTTGTGGACCAGTTGAACCCTGTGCGCCAGTCGCACCCTGAGCGCCAGTTGCTCCTTGTGGTCCTTGTGGACCGGCATCGCCTTGTGGTCCAGTCGCCCCCTGAGCGCCCGTAGCGCCTTGTGCGCCCGTCGCCCCCTGAGGTCCAGTATCGCCTTGCGGTCCCTGAGGACCGGTAGCACCCTGCGCACCCGTAGCACCTTGCGGACCAACATCGCCCTGTGCACCCTGTGGACCAGCGGACCCCTGTGGACCCTGTGCTCCTGTCGCTCCCGTTGC